GGTAGATGTAGTTTATCTACCATCAAACTATAGCAGGTATTAACTACATTAACTAATGATTAATAAATAGGCACATGTTAAGTAAGTATTTAAGAGTAAAGCTCTCAGTTTCTAAAAGAAACTTAATATTTTATTGAGAGAAAAACTATAGAAAGAGAATGATAGTTTGGATAGTATAATCAATATGTTAGGGGAAATAATAACTATTATATGGAGAGAGAAGGATTAATAGATGTAGTAAGTAATTAAATATATACACAATAATAATAGTATTATTAGTAATAGGGGGGGATATGTAAATGTTTTTTGAATTTTTTTATATATAACCTACATAATTATACGAGAGGTAATTTGGTTCCTAGTTGTCAAAGACAACTTTACATGAAGTGTCGAAAGGTCACTTTCGTTCCTTTCTCTATAGGGGAGGTAAAATATTTATTTTTATTTGATTAACCAAACTACTAGTGATTCAAAGCATTAAATGTAACTAAATTGTAACAATTGTAAATATCTATTGACTTTTGATTAAAAATATGGTATCATATTAGTATAGGCACAAAAAGATTAAAATGTATTTTGTGTGCCTCTGATGAATTTCTGAGTTATAGAGAAGGAAATTTCTTCTCCTCTAGGGATACGAAGAAATTCCCTAATAACTAATTAATAATTATATATCCTCTTAGGAGATAAATATTGTGGGTAGAAAGAGTTTAGAACAGATAAATAAAGAAAGAAAGGCAATGGGTCTTCCTTTTAGAAAGAGAAAGAAGACATTATATAAGAAGAAGGTAAAGAGTAATGCAATCTTACCAGACACAAAGAAGAAAAGAAGTCAAGAGATTCTTGCAACTATGTTATCTACGGCTGGTGATAAGGTTGTTAAAAAGGTACTTAGCAAAGCTCTTGATGATGACGACAAAGACCAAACAATCTGTTTAAAGATGGTAATGGATAGAGTTATACCACAAGATTACATGCAAAGAGTTAAAAATGGAAATAAGATAGAAATACAAATAAGTGGTGTTGACTCACCTGTAAACATTAATGAAGTACAGACTATAGACAACGGAGATGTTATAGATGGCAAAGAATAACTGGGCTAATGAGGCATTTAAGAGAGCACAGAACTTAATGAGTAGGGGTTATAATGATTTTACACCTACAACAGTAGTAACAAAAGACCAACTTAGTGATTTAAGTGATGCTATTACTACATCTAGACCTAGAACTGAGGGTCCTAGAACAGATAGACAATTAGATACTAATATGAGGTCTCCATTTTCAGGTAATGTATGGAATTTAGATAATGAGATAGCTACGACAACAGCACTTGAAGAAGAAGTACCAGTAGAAGTTGTAAATGAATTTAATTTAGATACAGTAGAACAAGATGCTATTGACTACGAAGAAAAGAATGCTATTAGAAATAGAGACCCAAATAGAGCACAGTCAGAATGGGATAAGTTTTCAGCACCAGATGAATTAACAGAAGATGAATACACTAAAAAACAATCTTATATAGCTATTCAGAGAATACAGAAAGAAATAGATAGGATATCTTATAATTCATTTACTAAAATGACTCCTGGAGAGAAAGAACGAAGAGATAAGAGAATAGAAGAGCTTAAGAGAGAACAAAGAAGACTCATGGAAAAGTATAGAGCTAGAGATTGGAGTCAGGAAAGCAAGAATGAGAAAGCTAGAACTATATATAAAGATGCAGAACAGAGAGTTCTAGATGATATACCTGAAGCTAAGAAACTAGGAAATGCTGTTTGGGACGGATTAAAAGACTTTGGAATGGAGTTTTGGAATAAGCATAAAGATAGTTTAGACCCTAATTTTCAGGCTATGGTAGAAGATGGTATAGGTTATGTAAAAGATAAGACTAAAGGAACTAAACAAGTTAAGTGGTCAGAACATAATAATCCTGGAAACATAAAAGCATCACCTATTAAGTGGGATGGTGAGAGACCAGGTAAGTTTTATGGTAAAGATAGTCAATTTACAAGCTTTGAGACACCAGAGGCAGGTATTTCTGCATTAACAAAGGACTTATCTACTAAGTTAAAGAGACATAATGGTGATTTAAAGGCTATGATAGCAGAATATGCACCATCTTCTGATGGAAATGATGTTAAGAAGTACTTACAAGTAGTTCAGAAGACAGCAGGTAAGAAATATAGGTATACAGAAGCAGATTTAGAGAATATTGTAAAAGGATTTATTAGAATGGAGAATAAGAAAGAGTTAGCAGACTATTATATTAACATAATGGAGAAATAGTATGGCTCTTCCAGGATATAATTCTAAAGTAGGACATGAAACACCATCTTTATTGGATACTGTAATTAGTACAATAGGAGATGCATGGGAAACAGGTACAGATTGGTTAGAAGAGAAAGGAACAGAGTTTTTAGAATCTTATCCAGAGACTACAGACCCATATAAAGAGGCACTAGAAGAAGGAAGGTCTTGGAAAGACTTATCTGAAGAAGAAAGAAATGAAGTTTTAGCTGGTGGTGAAGAAATGGTAGATACTGCCTTTGATTTTATGGGTGGTGGTCTAGGTAAGATAGTAAGAAAAGGTGGTGAGTTTATAATGCCTAAGCTAAAAGACTTAGGTAAAGAGACCGTTAAGAAGAAAGGACCACTACAATCAGCTCAGTCAGAATTTAAGTTTAGTAGTAATGTTGATTTACCTAAGATGTTTCATGGAATTACAGATGAGAAACAAGTTGTAGATATATGGAATAAAGCGAGACATGAAATGAGTAATTATGATGTCTTGAATAAGGCACTTAATCCAAGACAACAAAGAGCATTTATGACTAGTTTATACACAAGGGTGGTAAGAGACTTAAAAGCTAGAGGTGAAAACTTTGCAGCGGATGTACTAGAGAGGAAATTAGCAAGTACAAGTGATAGATACTGGTAGAATATGACACAACTACAGGTAAAGCTACATGAAAAACAACGAGAAGTATTTGACGACCCACGCAGATTTAGAATTGTTGCTGCTGGTCGTAGGTTTGGTAAATCTAGGTTAGCTGCTTGGCTATTATTGATAGAGGCACTACAAAGTACTACTAAAGACGTATTTTATGTTGCACCGACCTTCCAACAAGCAAAGGATATCATGTGGGGAGTGTTGAAAGACCTAGGTAAAGACGTTATATCAGCTGCACATGAAAATACAAGTGTATTAACATTAGTAAATGGTCGTAAGATATATTTAAAGGGTGCTGACCGACCTGATACCCTACGTGGAGTAGGATTATCATTTTTGGTTATTGACGAATATGCAGATATTAAACCTAATGTTTGGGAACAGATTCTAAGACCAGCATTAGCAGATGTACAAGGTAAAGCACTCTTCATAGGAACACCAAAAGGTCGTAATCACTTTTATGACTTATGGGAGTATGCTGAGAAAGAGGAAGACAAGGATTGGGCTTCATATCACTTTAGTAGTTATGATAATCCATTAATTCCTGAGTCAGAGATTGAAGCAGCTAAGAAGTCTATGAGTAGCTTTGCATTTAGACAAGAGTTTTTAGCAAGTTTTGAAGCAGCTTCTAGAGACATATTTAAAGAGGAATGGTTACACTATGGAAACGCTGAGGAAGAACCTGAAGAAGGTAAATACTATATTGCAGTCGACTTGGCTGGATTTGTGTCTGTGGATAAAGAAGCAGGTAACAAGAATAGGAAACTGGATGAGACAGCTATTGCAATCGTTAAGGTGCACCAAGAAGGATGGTGGGTCTCAGAAATAAGACATGGTAGATGGGATATTAAGCAAACATGTAATGAGATATTTAATGCAGTAAAAGATTACATGCCTTCTAAGATAGGAATTGAGAAAGGGTCATTAAAGAATGCAGCAGCACCATATTTGAATGACTTAATGAAACAGAATAACATGTATTTTAGAATTGAAGATTTGAATCATGGTAATAGAAGAAAGTCAGAAAGGATAATTTGGAGTTTACAAGGTATCTTTGAGAATGGTAAAGTTACATTGCAGAAGGGTGCTTGGAATAAAGAATTTGCAGACCAATTAGTAAACTTTCCTAATGCACAGATGCATGATGACTTAGTAGATAGTTTAGCATATATACAACAAATAGCTCAGACAGAAGTTGTGTTTGATACTGAAATAGAAGAAGAATACCAATCACTTGACTTAGTGTCAGGATATTAAAAGGATAAACAATGGATTTAGGAAATAACCCACAGATAGGTCCAAATAAACTAGTAAGCTGGTTGACAGGACATCTTATGGATTGGAGAGATTCTAGAGATAATAATTACCTAGAGACATGGAAAGAATATGAAGCTCTATGGAGAGGTGAATGGAGAGCTGAAGATAGACTCAGAGAATCAGAAAGAAGTCGTATTGTAAGTCCAATTTTACAAGAAGCTATTGAGAATCATGCATCAGAGATTGAAGAAGGTGTTTTTGGAAATGGAGATTCACTATTTTCTATAGATGATGATTTCATGGACAAAGATGCAAAAGATATTGATTATATGCAATCATATATGAAGCAATCTTTTAAACAGACAGGATTGAGAAAAGCTGTCGGAGATATTATATTATTAGCATCTATATATGGTACAGGTATTGGTGAAGTAGTTGTAAGAAAAGAAAAAGATTTAATACCAGCAACAGAGGTAATGAAGGAAGTAGATTCTGTAGCTATTGGTACAAAGTCTAAGGATAAGGTAACTGTTACTTTAAATCCGATTAGTCCACAGAATTTTTTGATAGACCCTAATGCAACAACAGTACAAGATGCTATGGGTTGTGCTATTGAAGAATTTGTATCTGCACATCATGTAGCTAAGAATATGGAAGATGGAGTCTATTTAAAGGCTGATTTAGGAGGTACTGCTGTAGATGAAGCAGATTTAGACGAATCTTGGATAGATGAAGACTATGACCAAGATAAAGTTAAGATTGTAAGGTATTATGGTTTAGTTCCAGAGAAGTTACTAGATAGTCCTGAGAATGGAGAAGTATATTCAGGAACTGGAGATATATTAGAGGAATATGGTAATTTAGTAGAAGCTATTGTAGTTATTGGTAATGATAATGTATTACTTAAAGCTGAAGCTAATCCATATATGTTAAAAGATAGACCTATTGTAGCATATCAAGATGATACTGTACCTAAGAGATTCTGGGGTAGAGGAGTAGCAGAAAAAGGCTACAATATGCAAAGAGCTATTGATGCACAATTAAGAGCTCATTTAGACTCATTAGCACTAACTACTGCACCAATGATGGGCATGGATGCAACAAGACTTCCTAGAGGAGCTAAATTTGAAGTTAGACCAGGTAAGACTATTCTAACTAATGGAGACCCTAGAGAAGTATTACAACCATTTCAGTTTGGACAAACAGATGCTAGTAATTTAGAAACAGCTAAGGCATTCCAAACAATGTTGCTACAAGCTACTAATACAATGAATACACAAGATGATGTTAAGCAGAGTGCTGGTGGAGAATTATCAGTTGCATTAGCTACAGTCTTGAAGAAAAATAAAAGAACTTTAGTAAACTTCCAAGATAATTTTTTGGTTCCATTTATTACTAAAGTAGCACATAGATTTATGCAGTTTGCACCAGAGGAATTTCCTGTTGCAGATTACAAGTTTGTAGCTAATTCATCTTTAGGTAATCTAGCTAAAGAAGTAGAACAGATACAATTCTTGAATTTATTGAAAACTCTTGGACCTAATAGTCCTATAGTTCCAATATTATTAGAAGGTGTAATAGAGAACTCTAGTATTGAGAATAGAGCTACTTTAATAGAAACATTGAGAAAAGGTAAAGAAGCTCAAGATAAGCAACAAGCCCAAACAACACAAATGCAAATGGGTCAAGTACAGGCAGAAATAGCACTTAATAACTCTGAAGCTCAAGAGAATATGGCACAAGCACAGAAATATCAAGTTGATGCACAGTTAGCTCCACAAGAGATACAAGCTAAACTTATGTCTGCTTTAGCTACAAATCTACCGAGTGAATCAGATGAAAGAGAAGCTGAGTTTAAACGTAGAAAAGAAACAGCAGAAATAATGCTTAAGAAAGCAGAGTTAGATATCAAAAGACAAGATATGATAGATAATAAAGAGATTGTTAAGCTACAGATGCAACAAAAGCAACGAGCTTAATATATGTGGTAACATCAATGTTGACTTTAGGTACTTCAAAAGAGTAACTATCTCAACAGAACTTGTTCTTTTAACCTTAACTTAGGAGAATAATATGAACATTTGGACACAACCTCAAGCAACAGAAATGAGATTTGGATTTGAAGTTACAATGTATGTTTGCAATAAATAAGGTACTTTAAATGGATAAAGAATTACAACAGTATTACGAAGATAGATTTACAATGTTTACTACTAAAGGATGGAAAGATTTAGTAGAAGACGTAGAAAAGATAAGAGATAGTATTAAGATTGAAGATATACAGGATGAGAAAACTTTATTTGCACGAAAGGGTGAATTAAGAATCATGAACTGGTTAATCAATTTAAAACAAGTTTCAGAACAAGCACATCAGGATTTAAGTAATGAAGATACTGTTTGATTTTGAATGTAAGGATTGTGGTGTATTTGAAAAGATAATTGAATACACTACAACAACAGATTGTCCAACATGTGGTAAGGAGTCTAGGAAACTTATTAGTACTCCTTCCATAATGTTAGAAGGCATATCTGGTGACTTCCCCGATGCACATGCAAAATGGGCGAAGAAACATAATGCTCTTACTGAAAAGCAAGAGTAATAATTTTAACTAGAGGTAAGTGAGGGTTAGTCTCCTTAGTTATCTCCCTATAATGCTTAAATGCACAGGAGAAATAATATGGCTGATATAATAGAAGAAGTAGAAGAAGTAGCTGCACCTGAACAACCAGAGGTAGAGAACCAAGAGAAAGTAGAGGCACAACTTGAGAAAGAGCTTACACCAATCAAGGAAGACCCAGTTGTACAGGAGGAGGCAGTTGCAGAAGAGAAAGATGATGACTTACCAGAGAAGTATAAAGGGAAGTCTGCTAAAGAGATTGCAGAAATGCACCAACAAGCTGAGAAACTTATTGGTAAACAAGGCTCTGAAGTAGGTGAACTTAGGAAAGTTGTCGATGACTTTATTTCTACACAAACTTTGAAAGAATCACAGACTACAGAAACATCTATAACATCGGATGAGTTTTATGAGAATCCACAAAAGAATGTAAATAAGCAGATTGATAGTCATCCAGCTATTAAGGAAGCACAGAAAGCAGCTCAAGAAATGAAGCGTACTGCTACATTAACGAGATTAAATTCTGAGTACCCTGATTTGGAACAGACTGTACAAGACCCTAATTTTGCTGAATGGATTAAAAGCTCACGAGTTCGCTCTGAACTATACAATAGAGCTGAAGTTGAATTTGATTATGATGCTGCTAAAGAACTACTTAGTAACTGGTCTGATAAAAAAGAACGAGTAGCTAAAGTAGCAGAAACTAGTAAGATTGATAAGGATAATCAACTGAAAGCAGCTAGTGTAGGTAGTAAAGGAAATAACGAACCTGTTTCTAAAAAGAAGTATCGTCGAAGCGATATTATTAAACTTATGCAGACAGACCCAGAAAAATATGATGCACTATCTGATGAGATAATGTTAGCATATCAAGAAGGGCGAGTCATTTAAAAACAATATAGAGAGGAAATTAAAATGGCATATCCAACCCCACAGGTCACGAACACGACCGCTGCCGTTTTTATACCTGAGATTTGGTCCGACGAGGTCATCGCAGCGTATAAAGCAAATTTAGTTGCAGCAAATCTGTTCAAAAAAATGTCTTTCAAAGGCAAAAAAGGTGATACAATTCATATCCCTAAACCAACTAGAGGTCAAGCATCTCTAAAAGCTTCAGAAACAGCAGTTACACTTATTGCTGAAACTGAATCAGAAGTAATTGTACCAATTGATAAACACTATGAATACTCACGTTTCATTGAAGATATCACAGAAGTACAAGCACTAACATCAATGCGTAGATTCTACACAGACGATGCTGGTTATGCACTTGCAAAACAAGTGGATACTGACATGGTTCAATTAGGTAGAGTTATGAATGGTGGTACTAATGATGCAACTTATGACGCTGGTTATACTGGTACTGATGGTTCTACATTGTATGATGGTGGTAACGCTGGTGCGTTAACTGACATTGCAATTAGAAACATGATTCAGAAACTAGATGACCAAGATGTTCCTACTTCAGGTAGATTTTTCTTAATCCCACCTGCAGCTAGAAATACTCTAATGGGTCTAGACCGATATACAGCTATGGACTTTGTTGGTGAAGCAGCATCTGCTAACACAATCCGTAATGGTCAAATTGGTAACTTATATGGTATCCCTGTAT